TAAATTACCAAAATAATATAGAAAGGTCATCGGTCTTGAGATGGATTTTGAAGATGAAATTATAAAGTTATCTGACTGGTTAATTGAACAATCAGAGACTTATAGAGAAGCTTTAATCAAACTAGAAAAGCTTACTAAAAATATAGCTCATGAAATAATTTTAAGAGCTATAGAACAAAAGAAAAATAAAGAATAGAAAGGATTTTAAAAATGGTCCTAGAGCTATTTGGAACAGAATTTAAAGATAAGTTGTTTGAAGAACTTGTATCTCTAAATATCAAAGCAATGGAAGAAGCCAAACGCAGACAAAGCAGACAAATTACATGGGTACCGATCAAACAGCTACAGGAAGCAACCGGATGGGGTAGAACTAAACTAGAAGAGTGGAGAGACCAAGGGAAATTCCAATTTCAACAGTCCGGAAAGGGTGGGAAGTATCTCTACAATTTGGAAGATGTTCAGCGATTCTGCCGAACTCTACAAAAATAAAAAGCACCCTTTGAAAAAGGCGCTTTGAAAGAACTATAACTTAATTATAACACAATTTGAAGGAGAAGAAATGGATCCTATTAAAAGATTATTAAAATTGATGGAATGGCAAGATGCCAATCGCCCGCTAAAGGTAGAGGAAAAAGCCAAATTGATGAAACTGCCAGATAACGAATTTGAAGATAAACTTCATCAGATGGCTCTGGATTTTAAGAATGATGGGGTGATTAGAGTATGAGCTTAAAACAATTAAAATTTACTGTTTTATCACTTACAACACTATTCTTATTATTTGCAGGCGCAACAATGAAAATCATGTACGATCAAGAACAACACATCAAGGATCTAGAAAATGCGGTCCAAATGAATTTTGAAAGTACAGGTCATTGGGCCGAAAGTATCGAAAAAATCAAAGAGAGCAATAAGGCTCAAGATGTGATGATCAACAAATTCAACCGGGAACTTTTCCCACAAAAAGCAACAAAAGAGGTAGAAGAAAATGACAACAATTGAAATTATTTTAGCAGTAGCTCTTGTAACATACATTTTACTTTCAGTATTCACAATATATGTGATGCGTGAAGTAATCGTTCGCCAAAAGACCAAAATGAAGTATTACAAATCAGCAAAATATCAGCGTGAAATGTGGAATAAGAGAATGTCAGAAATTCATCAAAAAAGAACAGTGAAAGGAATGTCTGAACTATGAACGACAATGTAAAAAATCCAAAACATTACCAAGGCCGTAATGGCATAGAAGCAATTGATGTTCATCGCAATTTCATGAATGATGAACAGTTAACAGGGTATCATTTGGGTAATACCCTAAAATACCTCCTTCGCTATCGCAAAAAAAATGGGATTGAGGATTTGGAGAAAGCAAAGGTTCACATGGATTGGTTGATCGAGAAAGAGAAGGCTATAATGCTTCAGCTAGAGACATCGAAAAAGGTAGAAGAGGCATTGTCAAAGACAGATGCATTGATTGGAGGTAAAAATGATTAATAATGTTGTACTTATCGGGCGCTTAACTCGTGATGTAGAACTACATCGAACACCTCAAGATCAAGCGGTTGGACAATTCACACTTGCTGTAAATCGAAATTTTAAAAATCAAGATGGTGGATATGATGCAGATTTTATCAATTGCGTGATTTGGCGGAAATTAGCGGAAAACTTCGCAAGCTGGATCAAGAAAGGAAATCTGGTAGCAATCACTGGCCATATCCAAACCCGTAATTATGAGAATCAGCAAGGTCAACGTGTCTATGTCACTGAAGTTGTTATTGATAGTTTCAGAAGCTTAGAAAAGCGTGACAATTCAGCCAACCGGAACTCTATGGATGAGCAAATGCCTCCTTCATTTGAGAGTAATCAAATGAATATCCCTGATGATGGTTTACCATTCTAGAATGGAGGAATGAAATGTCAGATAATAAGAAATACTACTATCTGAGAGTGAAAGAAAATTTTTATGACAGTGATGAAATGATTATTTTGGAAAGCATGCCAGATGGTTTTCTATACTCTAACATTTTGATCAAACTCTATCTGAGGTCATTGAAAAACAATGGTAAGTTGATGTTCAATGATCGAATCCCATTCAATTCTGAAATGCTTTCAAAAATAACAAGGCATCCTGTGGCAGTGGTAGAAAAAGCTGTCAGCATTTTCAAGGAAATGAACCTAATTGATGTTTTGGACAATGGTGCCATTTTTATGCTAGACATTGAATCATTTATTGGAAAATCGAACACGGAAGCTGATAGAAAGCGTGACTATCGCAGAAGAATTGAGAAGGAAAAACAAAAATTATTGTCGGGACATTTGTCCGGACAAATGTCGGACGAACATCCACCAGAGTTAGAGATAGAGATAGAGAAAGAAAAAGAGATAGATATAGAGAAAGATTTAGAAAAAAACACACTCAAAATCATCGTAGATGAATATCAGTCTCGTATTTCACCAATTGATGGAATCCAATTTGAAACTTTAAAAGAATTCATCACTCTGGATGGTATGGAACCAGATGTAGTTTTGAAAGCTATCAGTTTAGCCGCTGACAATGGTAAAAGAAATTTCAGTTATATTAGAGCTATTTTGCAAAATTGGAAAAATGATGGATTGTTATCAATTGCAGCAGTAAACGAACGAGAACGGAAGTTCCAAGAAAGCAAAACAAAAGGACAACCAACAAAGCAACAATCAAACGTTCCAGATTGGTCAAAACCAAATTATACCAATCAAACAAGTGATCAAGAGAAAAAAGCTTTGGAGGAAGCGAAAAATAAAATGCTACAGAAATTAGAAAAGGATGGCAAGTAATGTTTATTTTAAAACATGGATCAAAACAAGCAAAACCATTTATAAAATCTGTAGTGGTTGGGGCAACTGGCTTAGATGTTTCATTTTCTGATGAAACTAAAGCCATGAAGTTTGTATCTCGTGGGGTTGCTATACAGGTAGGAAATGCTTTAAGAAAGTCATTCGGTACATTCTATCCAGTAGAAATTGAATAAGGAGATGTAATGTATCATGGCAGGCTACACCAAAAATCAGATAGAACATTTTAAAGAGCAACTCAGGCTCTTAATGAAAAGCCGTAACTTAACAGCTAGAAAATTATCCGAAAAAATAGGCTACTCAATGAATACAATAAGCAGTCTATTAACTGGCAAAATAAAAGTACGCGAACATCACATACAACTGATTTGCCAATATTTTCAAATCGGAGAGAACTCTCTCATGGGTGATGCGGATGAGTTAGCTGATTATAAGCTATATGAGAACGGACGTTATTTATGTACTGGTTCATTAAAGAAATTAAGCAAAATCACAGGGAAAGATAAATTGCTATTGAAATTCTATGCAGATCTAAATAGAAGAGGCAAAGAAACTGGTAATTTAAAACTCATAAAAAAATAGAAAGAGGTAAAAATGGAAAATTTAATTTTAAACAAAGTAAAAAAATGGTTTATTGATCGAGATCTAGAAAACGGGGGCCGGCTAGATAAGCAGTCATTGAAATTAAGTGAGGAATTTGGTGAGTTATGTGCAGGATTCTTGAAAAAGAATGAAGCACTAACAAAAGACAGCATTGGTGATTGTGCTGTAGTAGTTGTAGGTTTAGCATTGCTGATCAAAGAGGATGTACAGAGCATCTTTGAAGAGGCTAATAATATTAGACGAAAAGAAGCAATGGACTGTTTCAAATTGCTAAATGCTAACATTTCAGAGTTTCAGCTATCTCAAGATTTAGCAAGTAAAAAAATGTGTCGTCATAACCTTGTGCGCATTGTTGCTTACTTGAAATCAATCAGCAATATATTAGGTTATGAATTTCTAGAATGTTTCACTGGAGCCTATAACGAAATCAAAGATCGGAAAGGTAAATGGATTGATGGCTCATTTGTGAAAGAAGAGGATTTGAAGAATGAATAAGCAAGAATTGATCAAGAAGATAAAAGAAATGCCAGTTTTTGCAACGACTATCTCTAAAATTGCGCTTGTGAGACAACATGAAGTTATTAAACTTATTGAGCAACTAAATCAAGCTAAGGAAGTCAAACTTCCACAGGTTGCGATAGATTATATTAAACATGCCAAAGATAATGATTGGGACTTGCAAGACGTATTTGGTTCCATAGAGCATTACGAGAATGGAGAACTTTCAGAATGGTTATACAAAGAGGGCAACATGGATTTTTTAGCCCGTTACTGGCTGGACGGTTACAAGGATGAGGATGAAAAGAAATATTTGGTTAAGTTAAAACTAATTCGTGGGGAATCGTGTTATCTAAATTGCGTTGGGAACTCTAAGAACTGGATCATCGGTGGCGCTGAAGAATATGCGCACATAACAACACATCACACACGCAAAGAGCTTGAAGATGCTGGTTTTGGTGAAGTGTTTGATAATCCGCTATTTGAAGTAGAAGAGGTGGATTGATGGGATTTATTAGTTGGTTAACCTTATTATTAATAGCTTTGAAATTGTTAGGTGTAATCTCTTGGAGCTGGTTCTACGTCTTTCTGCCTGCAATAGCTGATCTAGTAATTGCTATTTTGATTTTAGTGGTAGCTAAAATGATATGGGATAAGTAGGATTTGTTATGGAATTTCAAAATTTTATTTATTTGTTGTTAACTTGTATTTGGCTCACTGGCTTATTGTGGGCATCAGTTGCTATTTACAGAAGTAGGAAAAAGAAATGAAAATGTATGTTGTAAGAAAATATCAGGGTCATTCAAGTTGGATTGATCCTAAACACTTAGCTGAATACACTGAAGCTGAATTTGAAACAAGACATGAAGCACTTGCTCACTGTGAAAAATTAAAAGGAAAAGGAATAGTTGAAATTTACGTTAAAGAGGTTGTTTGATGAAAAGAATGAGTAGCGGAAAATTGAAACAGCTAGACGATGAACTGAGAAGATTTAGATTTATTAATACAGAAATTAGAAATAGGAAGTCAGAACTAGAATCAAATACTAGTGATGACATCGTACTAGGGATTAGAACCAATAAAATCAGTAAGCCAACGGAAAATATTGTTATGAAATATGCTACTGATGTAACACTTAAAAATCTGGAACTCTTCAAAGAAACAGTATCATGTCTTATAGAGAAACTCACTGAAGAACAATTTGAAATTTTCTACTTGAGATGGGGGCAGCCTGGTCTAGATTGGGAAGAAATAGCTGAGAAAAAATTCTTCAGTAGTTCAACAATTTATAGAAAGCGTAGGCATATTCTTGAAACTTACGCTGCAATAAAAGGGATCTTGTAAATTGAGAATATAAGATATTGTATTCTCACACAAAATAAAATACTATAATCTTGTTCATGATAGTAGTTAGGGAGTTAGCTCAAATGGTAGAGCGATTGACTTTTAATCAATTGGTTGCAGGTTCGATTCCTGCACTCCCAATTCCTTATGAAAATCAATTTTAATATAGAGAGGGGGAAGCGTATGGAAGAGGTCTCACCCATAAAAGACACAGATGACATCCAAGCGATGAAAGACTATCTGAGAGAATGGAATGAAATGTATTACATGCTATTCATCACTGGTCTCAATACAGGCTTGCGTGTAGGTGACATCCTCACACTCAAAGTCAAAGATGTTCAGGGATGGCACATCAAGCTACGAGAAAGAAAAACTGGCAAACAGATTTCCCGTAGAATGACAAAAGAGCTAAAGCGAGAAATGAGGAAGTATGTTGAAGGGAAGCCATTCCATCATTTCTTATTCAAGAGCAGGCAAGGAGGAAATAAGGCAATCACTCGTGAACGAGCCTACCAGATCATCCATGAAGCTGCTGAAGAATTGGGCATTGACAATGTGGGAACACACACGATGCGTAAAACATTTGGATATAAATATTACAATAAGACAAAGGATGTAGGCACACTACAGAAGATGTTCAATCATTCGTCTCCAGCGATAACACTGAGATACATTGGAATTGAACAAGCTGAATTAGATGATGCTTTGAGAAACTTTGTTATTTAATTTTATAATTTTGACATTAACATAATGAGTTAGGCATAAGCTAGAAAAAGAGAAGCGAATGAAAGCCATATCCTAAAAGGATTTCAGAAACAAGGCGAGCTTAACAAAATATAAGATATGTGAAAGTGAGGGTAAAAAATGGCTACTGCAAAAAGAACATCAGACATAACTGTGGCACTTTATGAATGGAATAAATTGACAACCAGAGAAATCTACGAAGACGATAAAGAAACATAAAGCATCCGGTCAATACATCATGAGAGATCCTGATGAAGATGTAATTTATTTTTACAGCAGTAGAGCTTATTCACAACTCACCAAGAAACAACTGGAACAAGCCGGATTCGGTTGGGTCTTTGATTGTGAAGGAATTGAACTAGAGGAGGTAGAATGATGACTACAAATAAAATCATTTTTCATTTAACGAATAATAAGACTGCCGAGACTTACGATGTGAAACAACCAGATATCAAACGTTTAGTCAGTCAGTTTAATAATGGTCATCTAATGCATATTGCTAATATATGCATTAACCCTAGAGAACTAGTAGCCTTTATTATCGAAGAAATTGAGGAAGTGGAGTGATGCGGTATTTTAAAGTTTTGTGTATTTTAGTTTTTGGAATACTACTAACAGCATGTCATGAGCTTTCAAGTGGAATCATTACTGATAAACATATAGAGGAACCAACAATGATGTTGATGCCAATTTCATCTGGCAAGACAACAATATTAGTTCCAATGGAAACTGAAAGAAAATATGTTGTAACCGTTAAAGGAAAATCAGGAAACAAAACCATTGAGGAAGATTTTAAGGTGAGTAAAAAAGATTTTGAACATTTTAAGATTGGGGATAATTTTAAGATGGATTGAAAGATGAGAAAATAAACTCTTGTTTTCTCACATAAAATAAAATATTATGATAGCATAGCTTTCAAGTATGAGAGGGACAGCCAATCAGTTTGGTCTGTCCTTTTTGTGTGAAGAGGATTATATGTATAACAAAATTGTCAGACCTTCTTTGAAGACAAAGAAGTGGGAGAAGTTCAGAGATAAGATTCTAAGGAAATATAATTATCTATGTCAAGAGAGTTTGAGATATGGAATATCAGAACCGGCTGAAATGGTTCATCATATTTTTCCAGTTTCCGAATATCCTGAACTAGAATTCCAAGAATGGAATTGTTTACCTCTCACTAACAAACGACACAATACTTTTCATGACAGAAAAAATGATAAAGTTATTGGTCAAGGAATTTTTTGGCAAAAAAAACGAAAAAGGGAATTTTTAAATTTTTACAAAAATCGAAAAAATGAAATTTTGTAAAAAATCGAATTTTTCAATTTTTCAATTTTTGATTTTTTCGATTATCCCCCCCATCGAAAAAAATTTTTTTCGAGAGCCTGGGAACCGGTGAAGGGAACTTTTTCCAAGTCGGAGGCCTTCAGACAAAAAGGGGATAAAAACTAAAGGGATTTTGGGAAGGAGGCCTAGTTTTTGGCAAAACCAGTCACAGCTAAATCTATCAAGTCAAAAGTCATCAAACAGATGAAAGAGCTTGGGACCTATCGCAAAGAATTTGACATGATCATTGACATCTTTGCAGGCATGCTATATCAGTATCAGAAACTTGCTCAGGATTATGCTGATATGGGCTATCCTGTCACAGATGTCTATGTGAATAAGGCAGGAGCTGAGAATGAGCGCAAGGTCCCCATTCTCACAGCGATGGAAATTCTAAGAAAAGATATACTCAGCTATTCCAATCAACTGATGATGAATCCTAAGTCATTGGGTGAGGTGGTAGAGCAAGATAATGGATCAGTTCTCACAGAGGTTCTGAAATTCAAGGACCAGATCAAAAAGAAACGGGTGAAGTCTGATGGGTAACGTGGACAAAGCTAAAAAATACGCTCAACACGTTTTAGACCATCAGGAAGAGCATTGTGAAGAGAATATTTTGGCAGCATCACGCTTTCTGAGAGATTTAGACAATCCAGAATTTGAGATGGATGAAGACATGGTTGATTTTGTCGTTCATTTCA